TATAATGTAGAAATACTTGACCGCATATGTTCCCGTCAAAAGGCTCTCGCCAATGTTCAAGTTCACATCCACTATATACTAGCATATCTCCTACTTCAAGCAAGACTTTAGTGCCTGCTGGAGCGTTCGGTTTGTGTATATTTTTGTATTCATCGATAACATTATTAGCACCTGTGCCATCTATAAATATAGGCCAAGGGTCACCGCCTAGATTAAGTGTGCATGATATCTCACAACTAGGTCTGTCTTTATGTCTTTTAAGTTCATCACCTTTTTTATATGCTCTTGCATAGGAATAAGTAGGACATAGGTCTAGGCCACTGTGTTTTTTCATTACTGGTAACATCTTAACAAGTAGAGTATCCATTACAAAATCACCATAACAAGAGTAGGTATTAGGTATTTGTCGATCGGTCCATGTTCCAAGGATCGGGGACTGTGCATGTATGTTGTTTTGATACATGTATCTAACAGCATCTTTTTTAAGTAGGAAGTAATTAAGAATAAAGTTAGCCAACTCATAGGATGTAGCTTTTTTAATTACTTGATATTTTTGTTGTTGAAATGTCATACAAACATGCCTTTCTGTAAAAAATTAAATGAAACTGATATTCTTATATCATTAGATTGGTTAGGGTCAACACAATGCATTAACCAAGATGGAAACATAATACATCTTCCAGCAATAGGTTCGTAATGTGTTTCTCTAAATAATCTTTCAGGTAGTTTTCCTTCTTTTTGTTGTGGTCTAGACATGCAAGCAACGGATCTTGGATCATCTATTTTTAAATGACCACAGTTTTTAGGAGCTTTAATATAATAAACTCCCGACCATAATGAATTAGGGTGTTGATGTGCTCTATTCATTCCTCCTGGTGGATTAATATTAGCCCACATATTACCTAAGTAAGGTTCTGATCTTAAATGTTCTTGATCATAAATTGTTTTTTGACATGCATATAACATATCAACAAGTTTTGCATATTCAGGTAACTCAGCCATATTAGTAGTTGAATGCCAACCTTGCACATTAGTTCTTGTTACACCTTTATCTCTATTGGACCAGGATACAATATCTCTTTCCAATTCTTGATTAAGAGTTGGGTGTTCTATATCTGCAATATAGATAGGTGTTGGAAATAATAAATCTCTATACATTACTTAAAAGGAGTTCCTCCAAACCACATAACTAATGACTGTCTTCTACCACGAGTTACAGGTTTTACTCTATGTCTTATAAACGATGCAAAAAATATTGCATGTCCTTGTTTTATTTTAGCAACTTTACCTTCTGACATTAATTCTAAATCTCCACCTTCAAACTCTGACTCAGGTGAAAGTAATAAGGTCATAGATATTTTTCTAACAGGTGGTTCGTGTTGCATGTTTACATCATTATCTACATGCCATTCATAAAACCCACCTTCTGGATATTCAGTATACTGTGCCATTTCATTTATTGTCATTCCATCAAAACCAAAATGATTACCGTTAGTAGTCTTCATTATTTTATCTATATCTTTGTACATGTCAGTCATCTTAGAAAATGGTATCCAGCTAATGTGTGAGGTTCTAGTATTAGTATCTACATGTCCACCTTTAGTGCCTTTTTCATTTCCAACTTCAGCATCATTTCTAGGTTCTGCACGACCTGCTTCAATAATCATTTTACATTGTTCAGGTGTAAAGATTGGTAAAGTTGTTTCTACTATATAAGATTTCCAACGCGGTTCTGTTATCATATTAATATCCGTATTCTATCCATCCCGTTATTATATATTTATCATTCGACAAAGGTGGGTTGCCTCTATGAATGTGTGTAAATTGTGAAGGCCAAACTAACAATGTATTTTTCTCAGGTTTAAAACGACATTTTTGATATAAAAATTCTGTTTCTCCGCCTTCGGTTACATCATTAAGATATACCATAAAAGCTAGTATTCTATTTCTAGCTTTCATTTCTGCATTTTCACAATGCCAAAAATGATAACCTTCACCAACCTTAGTTTTTTGTATTTTAACTTCTAGTATGTTGTGTGTTGCAAGTTTTTTAAGATAAGAATATTTTTGAACGTATAGAGGATATACTTTTTTAAAAAACATATCTATAAAAGGTTTGTTGTTATAAGTCATTGCAACATTAGTATCTCTTATAGTATCAATTGCATTATCTGATACCAACGTCTCATCTTCACATCTTGGATACACCGCACCTTGTTGTTCACACTTATTAAAATAATTTGTATAATCATTTATTAATTCATTAGACATAAAGTTTTTAAATAACCCTATATGATTATCTATATAATATTGTTTATCCATCAGTTAGCTCCTCTATTTCTAACAGGATCAAAATCTACATCACAGTTTGCAGCAAGAGTTCGTCTTGTTTCATCTGTTCCATTAAATGGATATACGCAGTGTCTCATATCATAGGGAAATATATAAAAGTCTCTAAGATCCATGGGCGGTTGATAATCTATTTTAGCAAACTGACCATTAGCTGCTCCTAATATTTGTAACCTACCGTTTTGTTGAACATGTTCTGCTGAATATTCTTTACCATAAGTAGAAGGCAATTTTAAAATCATTACACTTGATAGTCCTGTGTATGACACTCCTCTATGAACGTGTGCTGGATTATATTCATGTTGTTTCATTTCATTAACCCATATAGAATTTAAATGAGTTTTATAATCTCGTATAGCATTAAACTTTAAATAATGATTAAACACTTGCATAAAATAATTTGTTACATTTTTAGGTAAAAAGTTATGGTTCTTCATCTTTGTTTGATCTTCACCATTATAAAATAAAGAATGTTCTTTCTCTATCTTACCAACTAACTGTCCATTAGCGGGTGCAAGATTATTATAATTTTGCTCATAGATTTGATTGATACTTGTAAATATATCTAATGGCACTTGGTATTTAATAATACACTGACCTAAAAATACTGGTTTAAAATTTAATGTGTCCATATAATTTTTTTATACTTTCTGGAATCTTTTCTATGTAGGGGTTATATACTTTTCTAACAGGTCCATCAAATAATTTATGCATGTTACTACCAACTATTTTATCATCATAAGATAAACCATTAACACTTACTTGATCTAAATTATTAAACCTGTGGTTAAAATAAGGCTCATTTAAAAATTGATATATTTTTCTAAACTCTTGTTCTGGATTTGTAACCATGTCATCATATTTTACATAATGACACATATCAGAATGGTTAAAACTATTTTTTATAGCTTCTAACTCTTTTGCAACAGCGCCATCTTTATTCATTAACATCATTAATTTTTCTTCATCAGTATTTAAATTATATCTATTAGGAAATGCATCTGGGTTTTTTGTATACCATTGCATATAACTAGCAAGTACATCCATTAGGTCTCTAAGTATTACTATACATTTAAAACTATGTTTAAAATGTTTTTGCATTAATTTAAAATTACTTTTTGTCATGACAGGTCCACGGTCAATGATTATTCTTTGTGGCCAATGCTGATAGTAGTTATTAAATACATTATCTAATACATTGTCTAAGGACCTGTGATCAGGATAATTTTCAAACACATCTGTTTTTTTAAGTAAAAATAAATCTTTCATTACCTCTAATGTTAAAGAGTTAGCAGTAGCTGCTATGTCTTTATTTTGATTTATAATACTTGCAAACAAAGTATTACCAGACCTGGGTTGTGCGACTAAAAAAAATAACTTACGGGTAGTCGGTTCTTGGTTTATCATGTTGAGTTAGCTGTTCTTTCTTTTCTGTATTGTTTTCTAATTCACCTGATTTTTTAATTCTTTGTAATGATTGTAATTGTCCCATTACATTAAACACTTCATTTTGATCGGAGTGTTCGTTTAAAGTTTTAGCTTTTTCATGATATTGCATACCATAAGATTCTAACTGATGATCGTTAACATCTTTATCATTAAATGATCCATCATTAAATTCACCTTTTAATTTAGACCACATTTTAATTTCTCTCATTCTATGTTTTGCAGTTTTTTCCATAGACGCTTTACCAAATCTAGCCTCATCTAAATCTATTTCATATTTAGTTTTTTTATATTCATCTTCTTCTTTATCAATTTTCTTTTCTAACCAAGTTATCTTTGCGTCGTTTCTTCTGTAGTCAAATGATAGAGTCATTAAGTTATCTAAGTATGTTGATTGTTCTCTAACACACTGCCAATATTTAGCACCTTTAGTTGGGTATCTATTATCTTGTAACACTGAAAATCTAGCTTCTGTCTCTGTTCTAAATACTTGTTTCTTAGTCCAGGTGTCTCTAAGTTCTTCTACCATACCTTTAAAATCAGTAAGGTCGTTTTGTTCTAATAGATTATTTAAGTGGGTTTCTTCTTGTTGAATTAAATCTTTAACGTCTTTTTTCATCTCTGTCTCCTTTATGTTTAAAGAATATATAGAGTATTTAAAAGATATTGCAAGGTTTAAGAAACGTCGAAAGTAACTGTTTGTGGTCCTGCGTTCCATTCTTCTGTTACAGCTGAGAGACTTCCAGTATCTCCACCAAAAGCTAAAGCAGAAGTATTTAAAGATCCTGCTCCTCCTAAATATGATCTCGCTGTTGATATATTTGCTGTTTCTGTCCAGTTAGTTCCATTCCAAGATTCTGTTAATGCTGTTACTCCGCCATCAATTCCACCATAAGTTAAAGCAGAAGTTTGAGTTCCATTTGATCCCATAGCAGTTCTTGCTTGATTTAAATTATTTACTTCCGTCCAATTTGTTCCATTCCAAGATTCTGTGTTTACTGTTACTCCAGGTAAAGATTGACCACCAAATACTAAACCAGCAGTTTGAGTTTTACCTGCTGAAGCTCCAATATATCTTGCTAAATTTAAATCGTTTACTTCAGTCCAGTTTGTTCCATTCCATAATTCTGTTAATGCTACAACAGGAGGTTGTCCTCCAGCAACTATAGCTGCTGTTGAAGTTCCAAATCCCATTCTGTTAGATAAATTTGCATTCATATCATTTACTTCAGTCCAGTTAGTCCCATTCCAAAGTTCTGTTACACCTGTAGGTGCGGGTTGTCCTCCAGCAGCTATTGCTGCTGTTTGAGTTCCTGCTCCAGCTATACCATTTCTTTTTAAAACCATATCATTAACTTCAGTCCAGGCAGTTCCATTATATAATTCAGTTACAGTTACCTCTCCTGCACCACCACCATCACCACCAAAAGCAATTGCTGCAGTTTGAATACCTGCTGATCCAAAAGCTTTTCTTGCAGTATTTAAAGCACCACCAGTAGCCCAAGCTCCAGGATTAATATTTAATCCCTTCACAGTATTGGATGTTGTATTATACCAAAGTTGTCCTTCAACAGGATTCGATGGATCTGAAGATAATATTTCAATATTTGTTCCGTGTATTTCTTTGTATGTTGCCATAATATTTTAACTTGTTTCTATTGTTACTACTGCTGGTGTTGGTGATGCACTCCATTCTTCAGTTTTTGTTCCATTAGCTGGTCCAGGAAGACCACCAAAAGCTAAAGCAGTAGTTGCAGTTCCAGCTGGTCCCATTTGGTTTCTTCCAGTGTTCAAATTACCAACTTCTGTCCAACTAGTTCCATCCCAAGATTCTGTATCAGCTATAGCTGGGCTTCCACCAAAAACTATAGCAGATGTATTTCCACTTCCTGCACCCATTAATCCTTTTTTTGCACTATTTAAATCTCCAACTTCAGTCCAACCAACTCCATTCCATAATTCATTACTTGCTACATCAGCTCCAGGTGATTCTCCACCAGAACACAATGCAGAAGTTGAAGTTCCAGATCCTGCTGCTTGTTGTCTTCCAACGATTAAACTAGTAGTGGTAGTCCAATTAGAACCGTTCCATAATTCTACTGCATCAGCATTTGGAACACCACCAAAAGCTAAAGCTGCTGTGTTGCTTCCAGCTCCACTTACAGCTATTCTTTTTCTTGCAGTGTTTAAATTATTAACTTCAGTCCAGTTAGAACCATTCCATAATTCTGTATTTCCTATTGCAGGATATGAAGCAGTTCCTCCAAAAGCTAAAGCATTTGTACTAGAATCACCACATCCCCCTAAATAAGCTCTAGCTGTATTCATAGAAGTTATAGCTGTCCAATTAGTTCCATTATAAGCTTCTGCGTTTGCTATAGGAGAGGGGGGACCTGATCTACCACCAAAAGCTAAAGCAGATGTTTGAGTCCCTGCTCCTGCTGTATAAAATCTTGCAGTATTCATAGCATTAGCTGTTGACCAAGCTTGAACTGATACAGAAGCTTTTGCTCTTAAATTTCCAGTAGTAGAATTATACCAAACCTGTCCATTAAATGGAGCAGGTGGATCAGAACTTACATTCTGTATTTTAAATCCATGTATGTCTTTGTACGTAGCCATTTAAATTTTTATTCCTCTAATGTTATATCAGCGGGTCTTGTACTGTCAGCTTTTTCTTCATCAGATAAAGCATCCCATGAAGTTTGTGCTGCAGTGACCTCAGCGTCAACAATTGCTTGTGCTTCTGCTAACGTTTTAACAGTTCCTAACACTTTGTGAATCCAAAGATTTGCACCTTTGTCATGTGCTGGAATTTGCCAAACATTACCAGGATAGCCAGCAAACTTGATTCTAGAAGATTCAGAGTGTTCAATGAATCCCTTACCCCAGTTTTCTGCTACACAGTATTGTTTTGTTTTTGCCATAGTTTCCTCCTTATTAAGATGTTGTAATTGTTTGTGTTACTGCTGCGGGTGCACTAAATGTTTCTATAGTGTTAGTACTTGAAAAAGAAGGTCTTCCTCCACACGCTACTGCAGCTGTAGGTGATCCAAAAGATCCACCTAATTGTTGTCTTGCAACATTCATTTCAGCGCCTACACTCCAGTTTGTTCCATTCCAAGTTTCTGTTAGTTTAGCAACAGTAGCTGGTTCACCACCAAAAACTAAACCTGATGTGTTACTTGATCCTGCATTTCCCATAGCTTTTCTATTAGTATTTAAATCATTAACTTCAGTCCAGTTACTTCCATTCCAAGATTCTGTTGTTAAGGCTGCTGGTGAGTCTGGCTCACCACCAGTTGCTATAGCGGACGTGCTAGTTCCAAATCCAGATAATGTAGTTCTTGCTTTGTTTAAATCATTAACTTCAGTCCAGTTACTTCCATTCCATAATTCTGTTTCATCCTTGGTACCTCCGGGTCCCGGTGGAGAATAACCACCAAAACCTAAAGCGGCTGTGTTAGTTCCAGCACCTGCTAAACGATATCTTGCAGTACCCATATTATTTACATTTGTCCAATTTGTTCCGTTCCAATTTTCTGTGGCATTTAAAGATGCCGAACCAGGATTCACTCCACCAAAAGCTAAAGCAGCTGTATTAGTTGCTCCAACTCCTCCTCCATGATTTCTAGCTGTATTCATAGCATTAACTGCAGTCCAGTTAGTTCCATTATAAGATTCAGTTTCAGTATCATTTCCTGGACTTGTTTCTCCTCCAAAAACTAACCCTGCTGTTTGTGTTCCTGCTCCCGACGTTGGAGAATCATCTCTTGTAACATTCATATTATTACCTGTTGCCCAAGCACCACCAGTACTTTCTTTTCTTAATCTAAAATTACCCGTACTAGAGTTATACCAAACCTGTCCTATTGCAGGAGCGGGTGGATCTCCAGCCACATTGGTAACCGCAGTCCCAATGCTTTCTTTATAGGTAGCCATGATTATTTATTCTTTAACAACCAACCCTGAGTTCCATCTGTATAGACCAAAGTATTGGCTGCCCTTTCTACTGACACTGTTAGATCAGCAGTTGCACCATTGATCTTTTCAGAATTTCTTCCAACTGTCATTGTGTTTGAATCAAATGTTCCTGCATAATCTGCAAAAGAAACTTCGTCACCAATCGTAGGTGAGCTTGGAAGCGTCATAGTAACTACTCCAGATGTAGTGTTTATAAAATAACCTTCACCTGCAACTGCAGTGAAATTAGAAGTTTTTACTGCTTGCCATGAAGTACCACCAGATACTTCTGCAAAAGATAAAGTACCTGATCCGTTTGTTTTTAAAAATGTGTCTGCTGATCCGTCAGCATTTGGAAAAGTTAAACCATCAAGAACAATGTTTCCTGAACCATTTGGTGTGACAGCAATATTACCATTAGCTGCATCTGTAATTTGAATTACCCCTGAGTTTGTTCCAC